GCCACCTGCCGCTCCAGCTCCGCCCACTGCGCCTCGGACCACCGATCCGCCCCGGCGATCCACGCCGCCGCCCGGGCGTAGACGCGGGCGTCCAGCGCCTCGTTCCTCTCCCGCAGCTTCTGCCATTCGAGCTTCGCAAAGCCGCGCTTGTTCTTCACCGTCACCAGCTGCTCGGCGACCAGCTGCTTGAGCCACTCGCTGTCGGTCCAGCCCGGCAGATGCACGGTGCCGGGCGGGTATGTGGCGCCGGCCGCAATCTCCTCTGCCGTTGGCCGCTCCTGGCGTAGAAAACGGTAGGTCTCGGCCTTGAAGGTCGAGACCGCCACCGTCCAGAGCCGCGCGCCCCGGCGCAGCCGCTTGCCGGCGATGGTGGCGTCCACGTAAGTGGGGCCGGTCACCGGCGCCGCCCGGTTGAACCCCTCGACGCCCTTGACCGGCGCCACCTGTGCAAATCCCACCTGGCGCGCCCAGCCATAGACGGCGCTGGTCTCGTAGCCAGTGTCGATGGCGAGACGGGCAATGGTCAGGTGTGCGCCGCTCGCATGACGCCATGTCCGGCCCAGAAGCTCGGTGAGCCCGCGCCAGCAATCCGGATCGGCGGGCCCGCCCTCGATCACCACATGGTCGATCAGCCAGCTTTCCAGCCCCCGCGCCCAGGCCCAGACATCGACCTCGATCCGGTCCTTCTGCACGTCGGCCCCGGCGGTCAGGAACAGGCCCCGCTCCGGCACCTTCCCCGCGGGCCAGTCTTCCTTCAGCCCGGCCAGCCGCTGCCAGTCGGGCGCGTCGCCGGTCTCCACCCAGGTCTCGCCCAGCGAGGTGTTCACGAAGGTCTTCATCGCCTCGTCGCCGCCGGCGCGGGCCGAGAGGAACGCCTTCACCATCGCCTCGAGCCGCACCCAGGGGGAATAGATTTCGTTGAGGTGGAACCCGGCGATGCGGGCAAAGGGCCGCCGCGCCCGCCATTCGCCCTTGCCGACGGCGGCCCATCTTGTCTGGTCGTCCCACTTCGCCGCGCAGTGGATGCATTCGTAGCGTGCGCTTTCGGGGCGGTGTTCGCCCTGCTCGCTCTTGTCCCATCTGACCTGCCCCCAGACCAGCACCTGAGCCTCGCCACACTCCGGGCACGGCACCCAGTACTGCCGCTGGTCACTTTCCTCATACGCCGTCTCGATCCGGCTCGCGCCCCTGTTGGTGGGCGTCGAGACCAGCACGATCTTGCGGTTCCAGAAGGTGACCGTGCGCTTCTTCGCCAGATTCACCGGATCGCCCTCGGCCCCGGCGCTGAACGGGTAGCGGTCCACCTCGTCACAAAGCAGCAGCCGGATCGGCCGGCTGGCCAGCCCCGAGGGCGCATTGGCCCCGACAATGGTCAGATGCCCGCCCGGAAAGCGCTTGTGCAGGATCTTGTTGTTGCCGTCGCGTGATTTGGGGTCGGCGATCTTGTCCCTGAGGCACGGCGTGTCCCGCGCCATCGGCGAGAAGCGGTCCTTCGACCAGGTCTCGGCATCGCGCTCGGTCGGCATCACCACCATGATCGGCGCCGGGTCCTGGTCGATGTGGTAGCCGACGGCGTTGTTCAGCATCTCGGTGTTGTGGGTCGGGATCATTGATCGTCCGGCCAGATAAAGCCTGTTCGGGCTGTCGACCTGGATGCAGCGCACCGGAACGCTGGCGACCCTCTCGACTGCGACAATCCGGCGGCGCTCGGTCTCGGTGGTGCGCCGGCCTTCGCGCGAGACAAGCCGCGCCCGCTTGCGCGCAAGCCGGAACACGGGCGTGTCCTCGTAGATCATGAAGGAGAAGCGCGTTGCCGGTTTGCCGAGTTTGCGCACCCCATCGATCACCACGCTCGGCTGTTTGTCGACGGATGTGAACTTGATTCCCAGCGTCGCCAGCAACTCGCCAAAGCCCTCGGCAAGACGCGGGTATATCGTGATGAACTCGCAGCGCCCGCGGTCATCAACATAACCATCCGTGTCCATCAGCCCCTGCAGCAGCGCCAGCCGCTGGTCCCGGGAGGCACGCAGATAGGCCGGTGGAATATGCTTGCCCGTGTCCGGTGTCCTGCGCGACTTGATGAGGCCCAGTTCGCGCAGCCGCAGGCTGAAGGGTTTTGCCTCCGGCAGAACCGGATCGACCGACGCCCCGTGCTTCCACTGCATGCCGAACTGTCGCCCGCATTCGGCGCAGTTGCCTCCCTTGTACCGGCCGACAACGTTCATGTCGTGCCCGCGCCGGCAGATGTGGTCAGGCCAGGGAAAGGTCGGCCTGAGCGTCAGGATATGCGCAAACCGCTTGTCCTTTGCCTTGACCTCCACCGCCATGCCGCAGGCGCGCAGGTGATCGGCGATTTCGAGATCGTCCTCATGCGTCGTGATCTGCGAGCCGTAGCTGTGCCCGTCACCCAACCACACGCCGAGCACATAGGGCGGGATCGGCAGGTCGGCCTCGGGCAGCTCCAGCGCCCCCGCCACCGGGATGGCATAACGATTGCGTCGTTTTGCGCCAAAGTAGTGGACTGTCTCGGCAATCTCCCTGGTTGTCAGAACCATCCGGTGGGTCGTCATCGAACAGTTCCCCCATTGCGCGGCTCGCGCGCACCTCCGTGTCGGACTCTACCGCCCAGAGATGATCGGCATCGGCGATGATCGAACTGCCATCCGAGAACCGGACCCGGTAGCAGGGCCGGTCCATCATCACCCCGGTCGCTGCCGTCACCCGGCAGGGCCGGCCGCGCTCGTCGAAGATCACATCGCCGACCCTGATCTCGCCCATGGTCGTCCAGCCCCCGGGCGTCGGGATGGGCGTATCCAGCGCCAGCGCCTTGCCCACCTGCGAACTCGACATGATGACGACGGTCTCGGCAGCGCCGTCCGAGATCGCCTCCATGATCCCGCGCTGATACTCGGCCCGCGAGGTTTTCCACTGACCGGGTTCGGCGCTCGCCTCGGAACTCAGCCGCCTGTTCGCATCCGCCCAGTCACTGATCGTCATCTCCGGTGGCGGGGTCAGCGCCTTCAGGGCCCGGCGCACCGTCCTTTGCAAGACCTTCGTCCCCGGCAGGGTCAGGATCGTCGTTGTCTCGCTCAAGGCGCACATCCGTTTCCGCCAGTTCCTCCAGCGCCTCGCGCACGGCCCCTCGCAACACGTCCCGCACCGCCGCCGGGGTTGTCGCGCCGTGCACCTGCGGCGCCAGCCGGTCGGGCAGTGCCAGCAGCCGCGTGCGCAACAGCGCCAGCACCGCGATCCAGGCAGCCTCCACGTCCCCGGCCGCAATCACGGCACCGCGTTTTTCCTCCGCCTCCATCTCGGCCAGATCCGCCCGCGCCCGGATGAACCGCGCCCGCTCGGCGGCATAGTCCGGCGCGCCGGCCTGCGCTTTTGCGGCCTGATCGCGCAGGTAACGCACATAGCCCCTGACCGAGCCGATCAGGTCGTACTGCCCGCGCGTGGCCTTCGGGATCACGCCCTCGCGGCTCAGCTGCTGTACCCGCCGCTCCGAGAGGTCCAGAAGCTTCGCGATCACCCCGATGGGCTGGCTGGGCGATGACACGCGATTGCTCCCCGGCGCTGAACAAAGCCATGATATTGCTGCGATTATACTGGATGGGCAGGCCCTTCAGAGCGAAGCTGATTGCACGAAACGATGCAACCAGCGGAGACAACGATGACCTTCACCGAAGCCCTCACAAATCCGGAAACCCGCCGCATGATCGACGCGATCGAGGACATCCGCGCCTCGCTCGACGGCCGGGAAGACGACACCATCCTCCTCGAGGCGCTCGAAAACGCCTACGCCGACTTCGAGCGCAAGACCGGCCTCGACCTTCGCGATTGCCGCTGAAAGGAGACCACGATGCCCCGCCTGAACCCCCAGACAACGCCCCGCCATCAGCTTCGGTCCGAGAAGGCCCGGCGCAACCGAGACGCCGCACTCGCCGCCTTCATCGGAAAGAAGGCCGAGATCGACGAGATGCTCGCCCGGCTGCAGTCCCTCAGCGACGATCACTTCGGGTTCGATCCCGAAGCGGTCAACTGGGGCAGCGTTGGTTCGCTCGACCACGTTGCCAGCGACCTCAGGGAGATCACCGACTTCCTGTTCGGTGAAGGCGAATACGCCGAGTGATCTTCGGCCCTGCCCGAGCTCCGGCCCGCCCGCTGGCGGGCTTGGGGTCGTGGAAGGGCCGCGACGGTCGTGGCCCCGAACACGGAGACCCCAAGATGACCAAGCTTTCCGACACGCAACTCGTGATCCTCTCGGCTGCCGCCCAGCGCGACGACCGCAACATCCTGCCGCTGCCCGGCAGCTTGCGCGGTGGCGCCGCGCAGAAAGTGATCGGCGCGCTCATGAAGCGCGGGCTGATCGCCGAAACCGTGACAGACCAACGCGCGAAAGCCGACCCCGCTCTCAACCGCATCTGGCGCAACGACGAGGACGGCTGCGCGATCCTGCTGCACGTCACCGACGCGGGGCTCGCAGTCATCGGCATCGAACCGGATCAACCGGATGCCGGATCAGCGTCCAAGGCGCGCGGACCGCGCACCGGCACGAAACAGGCAAGGCTGATCGAGATGCTTCGCGCCGAGGATGGCGCCTCCATCGACGAGATCGCCACGGCCCTCGACTGGCGATCGCACACGGTCAGGGGCGCGATGGCCGGCGCGCTGAAAAAGCGGCTCGGTCTGACGAT